TAAAGTCAATAACATATATGCCGGCACGGATAGTTATGCCGATAAAGACGCATTGGCGGCCAGACCTAATAATCCAGATGAAAAATTTAATTGGATACTACAACACAAGAATACATTTGATAAGTTTCCTAACGTACAATTCTATAAGGTGAATAAAGGTGCCGAAGCAAAAACGGATATGCCAATAAAAGAATGGTCAAATTGTCCTAACCTAAAATATATAACACAAGAAGAAATGGCTCAAAGGCTTTACAATTAGCGGAAAAGGTGATATAATATTGATATGACATTAGAAGAATTACAACAATCAGTCAACAAAGACTTTAAATTAGATGATACTGAATTAGATACTGAATCAGTAAACATACCTTTATTACATAACAAATATTTAATACACTTTAATAAGTTTTCTTTACTATTAAAAAAGTCAGAATACGATCATAAAAGTATGATAAGAGATAAGTGGGAATACTATACAGGTAAGGCAGACCCTAGTGTGTATAAAGAGAAACCTTTTGATATAAAAGTTTTAAAAGCAGATGTACATATCTATATGGATTCTGATCCTGATTTACAAAAGGCAGATCAAAAGGTTGCATATCTAAATCAAATAGTAAAATATCTTGAGCAGGTATTAAGAAGTGTAAACAATAGAACATTCTTAATTAAAAATGCTATCGAATGGAAAAAGTTTACTAGTGGTGCAATATAGTGGATCATCAAAAGGTATTTCCTACACACATATTTGTAAAAGATAATTTTTTAGCACCTCAAAGAGTAAATGTTATGCAAGAGGAGATGAGAATATTATATGAGAAAAGAAAACATAATAACAATTGGCAGACAGGTCCTGATCTAGATAAGTCACAACCTTTCTCATGGTTCGCACAAGACATAGGTAAATCTGCCTTCGATATATTTGATAAATTAAATTATGATGTAAAGGACATTGAGATAACTGGTATGTGGGGTAATGTGTTAAGACCTGGCGAGGCACATCAATCCCATACACACTCTAACAATTTTTTAAGTGGCGTTTATTATTTAAACTCCGATGCTGAAACTGGTATAATTTTTTCAGACCCAAGACCAGCGGCAGATGTACTAGTACCAAGAAAGAAAACAAAGACTAACGAAAATTCAAACTTACTATCCTATAATTCAAAACAAAACAGACTAATAATATTTCCTTCATGGTTAGTTCATTGGGTCCCCATAAACAAGTCTAAAAGAGATCGTATAAGTATTTCTTTTAATATACAAATAAAAGGGCAAGTAGGTGAACAACACGAATTTCAATCGGCAAAATACTAATCTTCTAATCATAGAAAAGAAAAACGAGGTTTACATTACGATAGAATGTGAGCCAGATGCTCAAAGAGAGATATCTGAATTTTTTACTTTCTATGTGCCAGGATATAAATTCATGCCAGCATTTCGTAATCGTATGTGGGATGGCAAGATAAGATTGTTCTCACAAAAGACAAAAGAGATATACTTTGGCCTATATCCATACATTAAAGCATTTGCCGAAGAACGAGGATACAATATAGTGACAGGCAAAGATGTAGATATAGATAACAAGGTCGATAAAGAAGTTGTCACTAAATTTTCTAATAGTCTAGGCCAAAAGTTTGAGGCGAGAGATTATCAGATAGACGCAATATTTCATAGTTTAAAACGCAATAGGGCCCTCCTGGTGAGTCCTACGGCGTCTGGTAAGTCATTCATCATATATTCGTTAATTCGTTATTATTCGCACCTAATTAAGAATGAAACTAATAATAGAACATTATTGATAGTACCGACCACATCTCTAGTAGAACAAATGTACAAAGACTTTAGCGATTACGGTTGGAATGTAAAGAAATATTGTCATAGATTATATAGTGGATATTCTAATCAGACAGATAAGAAAGTATTGATATCTACATGGCAGAGTCTATACAAGTTGCCAAAAGAATATTTTAAACAGTTTGGTTGTGTGTTTGGCGATGAGGCACATCTATTTAAATCTAAATCATTAACAGAGATAATGACTAAACTAGTTGACTGCAAATATCGTATAGGTCTTACAGGTACACTAGACGGCACCCATACACATAAGTTAGTGTTAGAGGGATTGTTTGGCGCCGTAAATAAAGTGACATCTACTAAAAAACTTATGGATAAGAAACAGTTAAGTAATTTGGCTGTGAGATGTTTAATATTAAAACATAGTGAGGCAAACTGTAAGATGATTGCGAGTGGTAAATATCAAGATGAGATAGATTATCTAGTGTCAAGTAATGCTAGAAACAATTTTATAAAAAATTTAGCACTTAAAATAAAAGGTAACACTTTAATATTATTTCAACTAGTAGAAAAACATGGAAAGGGATTACATGAACTTATACGAAACAAAGCAGAAAACAGAGATGTCTTCTTCGTCTTCGGAGGAGTTGACGCCGAACAAAGAGAACAAGTCAGATCAATCACAGAAAAAAGCAATGATGCCATTATCGTTGCAAGTTATGGGACTTTCTCCACAGGCATTAATATACGGAACTTGCATAACATTATTTTTGCTAGTCCTTCTAAATCTAGAATAAGAAATCTACAATCAATCGGTAGGGGATTGAGATTAGGCGACAATAAAGTCAATGCCACCCTATATGATATAGCAGATGATATGCAATATAAATCTAAAGAGAATTTTACCCTTAAACACTTCCAGGAAAGGATAAATATTTACAACGAGGAAGAGTTTGATTACGAGATACATAATATTAACCTAAAGGATTAAAATGGAAAAAGATTATCGTATGGTAAGACTAACTGACGGAACTACTATCATGGGTAGTATCGTTGTTGATAAAGATTTCTTACGAATCACAAACGCATTAGAATTAAATACAGTAAAGAGAGAAACAGATTTCGGCATGAAAGATGATTCTACTCTAGCACCCTGGTTGCCATTTACAGATGATAAGACATTTATAATCCCTAGAGATAAGATATTAGTAATCACCCAAGCGGACGAACACATATCACATTATTATGAAGTTATTTTAAGAAAAGTAGAAAAGGCAAAACAAAATGCCAAACCAGTCTTATCTGCCGAGGAGATGGAAAAAATATATAAGTTGGCAGATCAGATGGATAGAATGAAAGCGGTTGAACCTAAAGAACAAATACAATGGTCAGAGGATGATTTGATCGAATTATTTGGCAAGAAAACTATACACTAGATACTACCTATAGCTGGTTCCCCAAGCGACTACATAGTCAGTATAACATGGGATACCCAAGTCGTCAAGCGTTTTCAAAAATAAATTTATTAATACAACTTGCTTTACATTTAGCTACAAAAATGTTATAATTATTTTATAATCAAGAAAGAAAATTATGGAAAAAATAAAAGCTAAACTGAAACCACACTACGTTGATAATAAGAAGTTTCTTCAGGCCATGGTTGACTATCGATTAAAATGCCAGAAGGCAGAAGAAAAGAAAAGAAGACGACCTGAAGTCACTAACTATATAGGCGAGTGTTTTTTAAAGATTGCTAATCACTTATCCTATAGGCCGAATTTTATAAACTATACTTATCGTGATGATATGATATCAGATGGTATAGAAAACTGTTTACAATACATGAGCAACTTTAATCCAGAGAAATCTAATAATCCATTTGCATATTTCACACAAATTATATATTATGCATTTATCAGAAGGATACAAAAAGAAAAGAAACAACAAGATGTCAAGGCAAAACTAATTGCTAATTCAGGCACAGAGATGATGATGGATTCACTAGTAGGTGATGACGCTCAGTATAAGAATCAGATGTTAGAGTTCTTACAAAAAAATATAAAAGAAAGTACTCCAGCAGAACCAAAAAAGGCAAAGAAGAAAAAATAGATAATGAAAATAGCGTTGTTGAATGATACTCACTTCGGTGTGAGAAACGATAGTATGATCTTTGATGACTTCTTACATAAGTTCTATGAGGAAGTATTTTTTCCTTATCTAGAAAAACATAATATCAAAACACTAATACATCTAGGTGATGTAGTCGATAGAAGAAAGTTTATCAATTTTAAAGTGGCAGATAACTTTAGAAAGAAATTTCTACAAAGATTATGGGATATGAAAATAGATACCCATATGTTAATCGGCAATCACGATATCTATTATAAAAATACAAATAGTGTTAATGCTTTACAACAGTTGTGTACTGCACCTGATGGTATCAATGAACCCTGGATATACGAAGAACCTAGAGTAGTTGACTTTGATGGTTTAAAAGTATTAATGTTACCTTGGATTAATCCAGAGAATAAACAACATTCTTTCGATATGTTGAATACGGCACAGGCAGATGTTTGTATGGCACATCTAGACCTAAATGGTTTCTATATGCACGAGAATATAACACAAACACATGGTTATGATAAGAGTATTGTAAAGAGATTTGAGAAGACAATCACAGGTCACTTTCATTCTAAAAGTGATGATGGTCAGATATTTTATCTAGGCGCCCAATATGAAATGACATGGTCAGACTATGGTCAACAGAAATACTTTCATGTATTTGATACAGAAACAAGAGAGATAGAGGCAATACCTAATCCCAATACAATCTTTGCAAAATTAATGTACAATGATACCGAAACAAACTATGATGACTTTGATATAAGTCCTTATCATAATAAATTTGTCAAGTTAATTGTAGTATCTAAAAAGAACAATGAGATGTTTGATAGATTGCTTGATAAATTATATAACAAGATAACGGTACACGAGTTAAAAATATTAGAAGATTACTCCGACCTCAATGCCAATCTAGTAAGTGATGATGTTGTCGAGGGCACGGAAGATACAATGTCATTAGTAAATAATTATGTAGATCAGTTACCAGTTGATTTAGATAAAGAAAAATTAAAAAATATGATTAAAGAAACCTTTATAGAGGCACAAGATACAGGTATAAAACGTGATAGTATTTAAAAGAGTAAGATATAAAAACTTTCTATCGACAGGTCAACAGTTCATAGAGATACAATTAGATAGATCATCAAAGACATTAGTTGTAGGTGAGAATGGCGCTGGTAAATCAACAATGTTAGACGCCTTATGTTTTGGTCTATTTCAGAGGGCATTTAGAAACATCAAGAAAGATCAGATGGTCAATAGTATCAACGAGAAAGATTGTGTCGTAGAGGTAGAGTTCACGATAGGTCAGAATGATTATAAAATTATAAGAGGTATCAAACCTAATATATTTGAGATATGGTGTAATGATGTGATGTTAAATCAAGACGCCGCCGTAAGAGATTATCAAAAACATCTAGAACAGACAATATTAAAATTAAACTTTAGATCATTTACACAGGTTGTAATACTAGGTAATGCCTCATTCGTACCTTTTATGCAATTGAGACCAGAGTATAGAAGACAGGTCGTAGAGGAAATATTAGACATAGAGATATTTTCTAAAATGAATTTCATATTTAAAGACAAGGTAAAAAATCAAGATGAGTTAATAAAACAAGCAGACTTTAATTGTCAATTGATTGATGGTAAGATTGAATCACAAAAGAAACACATAGAAGATATGAGTGGTAATAATCAACAATCCATAGATAAGAAAAAACTAGAGATACAAAAAGCAGAAACAGACATAGATAATTATCAATTAGATATAGATAAAGTAAATACCGAAAAGGCAGAGTTACAGAAACAGATACTAGATGAAAGTAAAATAAATAATAAGTATAGACAACTTCATAATCTAGAGGCAAAACTAGAGAACACCTGTAGCAAACACAAGAAAGATTTAGGTTTCTTTCAGACACATAACGATTGTCCTGTATGTCAACAAGCGATTGATGAGGCATACAAATCTACAATGATTAGTAAAAAGGCAGAGAAGATACAAGAGTTAGAGATTGCATTAGGTCAGATAGAAAAAGATATTACATCTACCGAAGATAGATTAGATATAATCAATAAGACCATGGTCACGATAAGAGAAAAAGAATTATTAGTTAATAGATATGAAACATCTATATCAGAGATCAAAAAATATATTACAAGTAAACAAAATGAAATAGATGAGTTGTCAGATGATAAGTTTACGACAGGTGTTGCCACTGGTCAACTCACACAACTACAAGAACAATTTGGTGACGCCGAAGTAGTTAAACAAAAGTATAGAGAAGAAAAAACATATCTAGATACTGCTAGATATCTCATGCAAGATACAGGTATCAAGACAAAGATCATCAAACAATATTTGCCGATAATGAATCAGTTTATCAATAAGAATTTAGCAGACATGGATTTTTTTGTTAATTTTACTCTCAATGAGGAATTCAAAGAAACAATTAAATCTAGACACCGTGACGAGTTTAACTATCATTCTTTTAGTGAGGGTGAGAAGTTGAGAATAGACTTGTCAATATTATTTACTTGGCGAGAGATTGCTAAACTTAAAAATTCTATGAACACAAATTTATTAATACTAGATGAGATATTTGATAGTTCACTAGATAGTTCAGGCACAGATGAATTTATGAGAATACTAACAAACAAACTAGCAAAAGAAAATGTTTTTGTTATCTCACACAAAGGTGATACCTTATTAGATAAGTTCCCTAGTATATTAAAATTTGAGAAATACAAAAACTTTACAAGGATGGCATAATGGCAGAGAAACTAACACCAGAAAAGATAGAAGAAATCGCTAAGAATTTTGAGAAGATACAAGAAGGTAAACTTCCTATAATTAAAGGTGATAAAGAAGAGGTTACAGCAAAGATAGACCCTAAAATATTACAAGCAAAGAAAAAAGAAAAAAGAGTATTGCCTCTAATAAAACCTAACGATCCTAGATTGTTAATGCAAATAGCACCTTTTATAGATGATACTTTAAAAGAGTTTGATTTTAAAGACAGACTTGATCTATCAAAAGTAATGTATGATACAATGGTTAAGTATGGTGGTCTTGGTCTTTCTGCTAATCAAGTTGGTTTGCCATATCGTATGTTTATCATGGGTGGTCATCCAGAGATAGAAGATGGTAAAGTAAGATCAGTATTTAATCCTCTAATCAATGATGTAAGTAAAGAAACAATAAA